AATCGTAAACAAAAAGCGTACCTCTATAGTTGCTCCCCACAGTAAAGGCTTTTGTTTCTGTGCCTATGGTTGCTTTTGAAAAAGCAATTCCAGACATCTTGCTATTTAAGCTTGGCAAATAAAGCATTGCGCAATATGGAAGTATTTCCCGTTCTCTATTCGCGCAGTAATAGATGATGCTCCGGTATACCCATATGCCACACTGTCGAGAGTCCACGAACTTGGACCTATTGCTATAGGGAATGTAAAAGCACTCGGATTAATACTGGCGCCGCTGATTGTAAAAATTTGTGCATTGGAAATATCTGCAGAGGTATGACCTTTTACAAATAAGAATAGCAGCCTTCCCATCTTGTAGGATTTGTTGGTATCGATAACAACATTGTCGCCCGCTGTTACCTCTACTGCTGTTGTTTTCCAATTGCTATTTAGTGAATCAAGCGCTGCCTTTACTGACTGCGATTTTCCGGCGAGAGAACTCCCTGCATAAGTCTCTATGATCTTCTGCGCTACGTCGCTCACGAGCTGTTTGTAGCTCACATTGTCGCTGCCTACGACTCTTATATAGTCGCCGGTAGTCAGTGACGACTTCTGTGCTAGGTCTTTTTCATATGTATCTGCCATGTTAGTATTCGCTCCTTCCTAAGAGGTATGTTCCTGTCGACATGCGGAGCTTGTTACCTGTGTTGGTAAGCAAGTTGAAGTATCCGTTTCTTGTGTACGAGCAAACTACCGTGCGCCCGTAATCCTGCGAGTCCTGTGGTATCGTCAGTGTCTTGCCGTACTTTGGAGTGCCGTCAGAATTGGTTATCAGCTCGTCACCTGTTGGCGTGCGGTAATACCACATGAAGTCACCGTCAAGGCATTTTGCTGTGACATCTTCTCCGCCATATATGACAGCGGCGCTGAACACAATATTTGATCCTGAGTAAGTCGTGTGAAGTTCAAGGCGTTCTCTCAGGATGGAACTTCCGCCCGACAGCAGGAACTCATCAGCCCTGATAGCCAACGAATCTGCGGTACCATCGTTATCTTTGTCGTAGTACTTGATATAAACGTTGCTATTACCGATGGTCTGCGGTCTTGCACTGTCGAATGTTATCGACTCTCCGAACGTACTGACGATGTGTCCCGCAGGATCATAGATCTTCAGCCCATCGTTCGCCAGGAGTATCTTGTAGCCGTTGCCGTCCTTTGTCAGATAAAGGCCATCATTCGTCAGAGCGAGATGAGACGCTACATAATTGCTGACTGCCTCGTCTATCGAGTCTACTTCGTAATAACCCTTCGAGGATGGGTTACCCGTCGGATTTGTAACAACTGTGTATGTGTCGCCTGACTTCGTGAAGTACCACTTGCCCGCCTGCACCTCGGTGTCCGTAGTTGCCTTATAAGTAGCATGAGTCGCTATCCAGTTAAGAGTGCCGACTACATCCTCGACAACACCCAGCTGATCAAGAGCGGCATTAGCGTGTTTTGTTGCCGTAGTCGCCTGAGTTTGTGCATTGCTTGCAGCCGTTGCTGCATTGTCTGCCGATGTCTGTGCATTGTTAGCTGATGTCTGTGCAGCGGAAGCCGCATCTGCTGCATCGTCCGCAGCTGAGTGTGCCCTTTCCGCTTCAGCCTGTGCTTCGTTCGCAGCGTCATAGATTGCCTTCACGCTGGCAAGAGCAAGTTCGTTTTGTGTCTTTACACTCATTCAGTGACCTCCAATCTTGCCCTCATGCTGATGGTGTTAACGTTCATTGCTGCCGTGATTGAGTATGTCCGTCCTGTGCCCAGGATAGTCGTGAGGTCATTCGCATCGTACCAGCGGATGATACCGATGTCGGCTACCTGCGCATCATTCAGTTCAGACCCATTAGCATAGATGTGCGCTGTCAGCGTGGTCACGACCGATGTGCTCAGGAACAGCGTCCCTGCGCTCGATGTGATCTCGCAGGACAGAGCCACGATATTGTCAGAGTCTATCTTGACCCAGGAATAGACGCTTGGGTCTGTGATGTCTTCGGTCGGGCTCGTTCTGTTGATGGCGATCCCGATATATGTCTTGCCGGCTGGGGAAAGCGAGATGCCAGAACCGGAAGCGTTGTCAGCATATGCGACCCACGTATAAGACGGCTTTAAGTCAGCCATTCCTGCCACTTCTGCAGCAAGGGCCTGTACCGCATCAGATATGCCTGACTCTTTAAGAAGATAGTCACCTATAGTCGCCGTTTGTGTGCCATCTGCTTCGCTCGTCTCTATCTTCAGGATCCTCGCCTCAAGATAGAGTTCATCGTCATCGTCGATGATGTTTATCCTGTCGCCGATCTGTACATCATCAGGAAGTTTTGAGAAGTCAACTTCGTAGTTGACAGCCGGAGCAGATTGCTTCTGCAGTGCTGCTCTTGCCTGCCCGGCAAGAGTCGCCTTGTCAGTCGTTTCATAAGAAAACGAGCCCACCCAGAGCCCGTCAGTATCGATAGCAGATGACCATCTGTCCATTGCAGTCGTGTTCCGCATCTGTCCGGTGGTCTTATCCACTTTGTAGACATCGTGAGTGACCGGATCTGTGTAGGAGTAAGTGTAGTTCTTCAGATTGACAGGAGAACCGTTCACCTCCGAGCCCGTTACCTTCAAAGCCGTGACAAGGTCTGCAATGCTTGTCTTTGTGACGATCCTGTCCACGTCATAGTTGAGGCGCAGCTGCGGGACCGCTTCCTGGTGCCCGCGTTTCTGCACGACATTGACGATTTTCTCCTTTATCTGAAGCCCCTCTATTCGGAATGAGTAATACAGTTCACAGTTCCACAGCCCTACTACGGAGCGAAGGCGCTCAGTGCAGGTGCTCTCTCCATCCCAAGTGTATGTCTTGGTAGTGTTCGGAGCATCATGTACGTTGAGTGTCCAGTCGCTCGGAAGGAACGCCCGGATCATCTGAGTTATGTTCTTCGTCTTCAGGGTCGTTGCTGCACACTGCGCATTGAGAAGGTCCAACCCTGCATCTTCTGCGTAGATGTGCACGGACTGGTCCTTCGTGTCTGTTTCCGTTTCTACGATCTGGAACAGACAATTATAATTGTTGTCCTGCGGTCCGCTCTTGAGAATATAATTGCCGACCGTGAGCGCACTGGTCAGATCTGAACGGGTATCGTCAGTCCAGGTGATCTTGCACTCGAAAGTGTTGACTCCTGATTCGATATCCTCGACTGTCATATCCTCCGAGACCCTGTACCCCGATGGAAGTTCTGTTGTCGCCTGACCAAGTATTTCAAGTTTCCTGTTGCAAAAGTAAATGATCATAAATAAACCTCGTTAAAAATGATCCGTATGGTCGGCTTGTACGCAGCGTTCACCCAGCTTGACCACACCGCCCGGATGACGTTCTGCCCCGGCTTTATGACGAAGTCTTCCCAGTCGTTGCCGAGTGCACCGTACTGCGGTTCGATGTGCCCTTCTACAGTTCCTTCGTGCATGATGCTTACTGAAGCATCATTGCAGTCAGCCTCTACGATATCGCCCGCGGTGAAAACGTTAGGTATATCGGCAAAGCTTTTCGATGGTTCCTTTGTGAAACGAACTGAATTCACTGCGTTAGTGTGGAGCGGAGTCTTGCCTGCGGTGAATGTGAACTTTACCTGTGTCGAGACTGTCAGGTCGATATCCGAGCTGGTGAGAGTCTTCGCTGCAAGGTTTCCGACCTTGAATGTCACAGTCGAGCCGCTCTTCTTGATGCTTGAGTTGAGATTGGACTGCGTGTATTTCCATCCCGTCCGTACATTTCTCGTTTTGGTCTCCTTGACCCACTTGTACCGCCTGCCGACCTTCTTCCACACGCTTACGCTGTACTTTTGTGCGGTGTATACTGCTGTCTTGTTGCAATATCCGAAGTTCGTGTTTACATACGCAAGGTCTATGTTGTCCGTGCCCTTTACAACGCCATTGAGGACATACTCCACTTTGGCTGTTGTACCGTTGGCTGTCTTCTTTACTCGGAACCCTGCTGTCATCACGTTCCCAGCGTAGGCACCGCATTCGAAAGTGCCTGTCTCTGCAGGTTTCCACGCACAGAGCCTGTGGACAAGCGCTAGGCTGAAGTCGACAGCACCATCAGAAACAGTCTTATAAAGAGTGCTCGTATTAGTGGTGCTTGACGTGTTGTATGCATACGACATCGTCTGCCCTTTGCCCTTGTTCCAGTTCCTGTCTGTAATATTTTTTGTTGCGACGTTCCCGCTAATATTCCACCCTGTAATGTTAGCGAAGGTGTGGTTTATCAGCTGCTCTGCCGATGTATATTCATCAAGGTCAATCGCGTCCGGATTACCCAACTGAATGATATTCTCATCAGAGTCCAGAAAAGCAACAAATCCACAATCCCCGTCATCAGAGTAGTCGCCCCCGGATAAAGCACCCGCAAACTCAGCCCTGAGAAGAGGTCTCGCCGGATACGAGCCGTTATAGTTGAACGTAAATGTCGCACTGCTGTCGTCCAATTCCACGCCGCTTTCATCGGTGGAACTTAATGTGATCACGTTTACGGACCGTTTGAACGGATACGCACAATATATCTTGTATGATCCCGTTGCGGCATTCTTATATGATTTGAAGTCTGTCGATATAAGCGGGATCCCCGTGTAATATCTGTCAGATTCGTCATTGAACACGAAGTCTGCCTCTCCTACGGAGAGCAGGTTATTCAGGTGCTCAAGCTTCGCCCTTAACGACTCCATGCTCGTTGCTGTAATGGCAAACTCGACAGTTATCTCTCTTATTGGTATTCTGGAGCCCTTGACCGTCTCACCATCAGCTGACCCGACAGAATACGTATTGAGCTCCGCAGTCAGCCCCTCTCGACCAGATGTGATGATGGTCTTGTACCCACTTATCGCATCCTCGATGTACTGACCATTAATACTGACCGCTTCAAGCGGCAGATCTATTCTGTCCATGTTGCCTCCTAAATGTATCCGAGTTTACGGTTGTTCCTGCGCTGGATCCTGTTGAGCTCCGACTCCATGTAAGGTGCCGTTGTCCTTGCGACTTCTCTGCCGTCGACCTCGACCGTAGTTGTATGGTTGACAGCTGAGAGCGCTCTGACCATAGCAGCAGCGAGCCTGTCATAGTCAATGCCCGTGTAGTCCTTTATCTTATCCAGTGGCATGATTGCTTCAGGACCGGCCTCGCCGGCGCCGAACAGCGTCGGCCCGTCTACGATACCGCCCTTAGCGAACCATCTGACGCTGATCTTCGGAGTCTGTGGTGGGTTCAATCCAAACTTGCCCGAAACACTGAAGTGAGGGAGTTTGAGCCCGCTCATGACCTTTCCAATCCTGAACGGGAACAGATTCTTCACCTTGTTTATAGCAGCCTGCACTTTTGCTCTGAGAGCGTTGATCGGTGCCATAAACCTTGTCGCTATTCCTTGTGCTGCAGCTCTGACTTTACCCCACAGCGCAGATCCAAGTCCTTTTACGATAGCTGCGCCGATCTTGACGAGTGCAGCCGCGATCTTCGGCAGATTCTTCAGCAGAGACGAAGCGAACCTCATGATCATCTGTCCTGCTGCAGAAATTAACTTCGGTATAGTTGTAGAAGCCCACTGTTTGACTTTTCCGCCCGTTAGTCCATTCGCTACAGAAGTGATATTTGTCGCAAGTGTGCTGATGAGCGTGCTGATATTAGATAACAGCATCGGCACTCCCTGACTCAGGAACGTCCATATCGCCTTAGGAAGCGACTTTATGATCGTTCCAAGCATAGGTATGAAGTTCCCGAAAAAGAAAGTGCTTGCCGATGTCATCAGCTGGCTTAGTGACTCGCTGACGTTCTCACCTAATGCGAGACTGCCCAAGAAGTTCGCCGCCGATGCCTTCATAGCATTGAACGAGCCACTGAAGGTATCAGATG